TACTATGACTGGTGGTGCTAGAGATGTTGGTTTACAATTTAGAACTCAAACAAGTAACTCTGAACAACTTAGATTTCAAATTGCTGATGATGGTACTTTAACTGCAACAGATACATCTATTGGTTCTTTATCAGACGAAAGACTTAAAAAAGATATTGCAGATTTAACTTATAGTATTGATACATTTAAGGCGTTAAAACCAAGAACATTTAATTGGAAAAACGCTGCGTTTCATAGTAACGAAACTAATCGTAGAGGATTTGTTGCTCAAGAACTTAAAACAGTTGACGCTTATTGGGTACATGAACAAAAAGCAACTAAAAAATCAGATGATGTTTTAGATGAAGCTACTTACTATGAAGAAGGTGATAGTATACCTGATGGCAAAGAAGTTGGTGATGTTAAAACAGAAGCAACATATACTTACAAATATGAGGCAGGCGATGGTTCTGACTTTGATTTATTAAATGATGGTTCTGATTTAGATAATAAAGAATTAATTGCTAAACTTGGTAAGAAAGACGCTATGTATGTATCAGTCATACAACAATTAATTACAAGAATAGAAGCACTAGAGGACGCATAAATATAGTTAAAGGAAAACAATGGCATTAACAAAAGCAACATTAATAGATTTAAATTCAAATGAATTAATACTTGATTTAGACGCTGATACGAGTATCACGGCTGATACAGATGATACAATTCATTTTAAGATTGCAGGTTCAGATGAAATAACAATGACTGCCACTGCTTTTGCACCATCTACAAGTGATGGTCAGGCACTAGGTACAAGTTCATTGATGTTCGCTGATTTGTTTCTTGCAAGTGGTAGTGTTGTAAACTTTAATAATGGTGATGTAACACTTACTCATAGTTCAAATACATTAACACTTGGTGGTGGTGCATTAGATGTTGATGGTGGTATTACAATTGACAACATTACAATAGACGGCACAGAAATAGATTTAAGTTCAGGCGATTTAACAATTGATGTTGCAGGCGATATTAATTTAGATGCTGACGGTGGTGATATTTACTTAAAAGATGATGGTACTAATTTTGGTCAAATAACTAATTCTAGTTCTGATTTTGTTATTAGACCAACGACTCAAGATAAAGATTTTATTGTTAAAGGTAATGATGGGGGCGCTGATGTTACTGCCTTAACTTTAGATATGTCAGCTGCTGGTGCGGCTACATTTAACGATAAAATTACGGCAGTCGGTACATCTGTATTTACGAATTTAGATATTTCTGGTGATGTTGATATTGATGGTACTACTAATTTAGATGTTGTTGATATAGACGGTGCTGTTGATATGGCAAGTACACTTGGTGTTGCAGGTGTTGTAACTGCTAATGCTGGTATTAATATTGATAATATTAATATAGACGGAACTACCATAGCTTTAAGTTCAGGTAGTCTTGGCATAAATGTTGCTGGTGGTATTACTCTTGACGCTGATAGTGGTAATATAGAGTTTTCTGATGATGGAACAGGTTTTGCTAATTTTACTAATACATCTGGTAATCTTATAATCAAATCAGGAACAACAACTGCTGCTACTTTTAGTGGTGCAAATGTTACTCTTGCTGGAACAGTCGGGTCAGGTGCAATCACTTCAACTGGTATTGTTACAGGTACAGGATTTACTGCTGGTAGCGCCGTTCTTGCTGAGGCAGAATTAGAATTATTAGATGGTCTAACTGCTGGTACAGCAATCGCTAGTAAAGTGGTTACGACAGACGCAAGTATAGACACATCAGGACAAAGAAATTTAACAATCTCTGGTGAATTAGACGCTGCAACAGGTGACTTCTCTGGTGCTGTTGATGTTGCTGGTGCGTTTACAACAGGTTCTACAATTGTTTCTACTGGTAAAATTACTGCTGATGCTGGTATTGATATTGATAACTTCAATATTGATGGAACAACTATTGCATTATCTTCAGGCGATTTAACAATTGATGTTGCTGGTAGAATAACTTTAAGTGCTGATGATAATGGCGAAGTAAAACTAGCAGACGGTTCTTCAGTTTATGGTCAATTTAAAGATGATGATGACAGATTAAGAATTGAAGCTTTACTTCAAGATAAAGATATAATGTTCGTTGGAAATGATGGTGGTAGTGAAGTAACTGCGGCCTCTTTTGATATATCAGACGCTGGTAAGATGACAGTTAATAATGGTATTAATGTTTCTAATGGTGACATAAGTTTTGCTGATGGTCATGGTATTGACTTCTCTGCTACAGCAGATTCAGGCGCAACTGGTGCTACAGATAGTTCAGAAATATTAAAAGATTACGAAGAAGGCGATTGGACGCCTGCTTCTAATAACTTGGGTTTTGCTACTATACACGCTGCTAAATATATTAAAATCGGAGAGTTTGTAAGTGTTTATTGTGATATAACAAGAAATTCGTCACCTTCAGATACTTCTCAAGGTTCTTCATTTAGTGGTATGCCTTTCAATGCAGGTGATGATTATCCTAATGGATTCTCTACCTGTGGAAATGTAACAGAAGCAGTAAGAACTAGCGCTTCTGGAGGTAGTATGTCCCTTACAGGATTAGATGGTGTTCCTCTTACAAGAAGTCAACTTGCAGGAAATAGATGTCAACACTATGTTACATTTAATACATTATAAATAAGAATACAAGGAGAAAATTAAAAAATGGCTTTAGTTAAAGAAGAAGTATGGGATAAGATAGAGGTTGTTGGAGTTTATAAGGCACTACAACTTAGAAAAAAAATTATCATTAAGGAAGATGGTGTTCAATTAAATTCATCTAATTGGAGAGTTTCTCTAGATTGTGGTTTATTAGACGGTGAAGGTGCTTGGGTTGCTACAGATTTATCATCATATCCCCAAGAAGTACAAGATATAGCTGCTGTTGTTTGGACAGACGCTGTAGTTGCTGCTTGGAAAACAAAATTAGGTCTTTAGACCTACACACAGGTAAATTTACACAACACCCTTGACAAATTTACCGAAAGGTGATATAATATTATTATGCTTAAATCAATTGTTATTGATAACTATTTTGAAGATATAAATGAAGTTTATAATCATGTTAAGTCTATAAAAACATTCGATTCTAAAAATTATCCTAACGACCCAAATGTAAACACTGCTAAAATAGATTGGCCAGGATATAGGTCTAATCAATTAGCAGGTGAAGATGTATGGTTAACAAACAAATTTGGTAATGCATTTAGAAAACATTTAACAGGTTTAATTACAGGTCAGTTTCAATTACATATGTTTTCACATCTTAGATTAGACGAACATAAAGAAATAGACTTTATTCACAAAGATGAACCTCATATGTACTCTATGTTAGTTTACTTGTCGCCTACTAATTTAAGTTCTGGCACAGACTTGTATAATGAGAATGATGAAGTGATTAATTCAGTTAAGTATGTACAAAATAGAGCTCTGGTGTTTAGTTCAAGTTATAAACACAAAGCAGTAAACAATCATGGTACAGATATAAACAACGGTAGACTTACCTTAAATATATTTATGGATAGATAATGTCGTATTTATTTAATGCAGATCCAGAACCAAAAGCTACACATTTAAGAATATTTCCAACAAATATTTTAATGATAGACCACATGGGTCTTAATTTAAAACCAATGATTGAATGGATTTTAAATAATAAAAAACAAGGAACTTTTCAAATTAATAAATTATATGAACACAAAGAGTTTGATGACTTGGTTGAAAAAATTAGAATATGTAGTATTAATTTTTGTAATCAAATGAAATATCAAGCACACACGGTTGATATAACAGATGTATGGGCAAATGTATTAGAACCTGGTGATATGCATCCACCCCATACACACTCAAATAATATATTAAGTGGTGTATTTTATTTAACAGGCGGACCTAATATTATTTTTCAAGACCCAAGAAGTGGTGCAAGTGTTATTGATCCTGTGGCTGAGAGAACAATAGATAACGCAACTGTTGTAGAATATGAGGCATTACCAAATAGAATGATGATATTTCCTGCATGGTTACCACATTGGGTACCTATAAATAAAATGAACGGAAATAGAATAAGTATTTCTTGGAATGTAATGTTACAAGGTAAGATAGGTCAAGATAAACAGTCAAGTACTTGGCATGATTTTAATGATAGTTTTAAGTAATTATTAATTCTCAATATATTATAAATAGTAATACAATAAAGATAGGAATGAATAATGGCAACAATACAGAATATTACTATCGACCAAGATTGTGATTATACTGAAACATTAACAGTAAAAGATTCAACAGGAACAGTAGTCGATTTATCAAATGAAACAATCAATGCTACGCTAAGGAAAACACACCTTGCTAGTTCTTCAACTTCTTTTACCACAGCAAAAGTAAGTGCAACTGACGGTACTTGTTCTATAGCTCTAACAGACGCTATAACAGGTGCACTTTCAGAAGGTCGATATGTTTGGGATTTAACCACAACTGATTCATCTGGTTTAATTACTAGACGAATTGAAGGAAGAGCAACGGTAACACCAAGTGTAAGTAGATAACTTATGACTATAAGTCCAACCCAGAGATATATTGATAACGAGAAATCAGATAATTTTTTATCAGGTATCTTGCCAATTCAAGAAGTTCAAGAAGAGGTTGGTATTGAAATAGATGTAGATATTGAAAAACAAATTGCTCAATTGCAAGAGGCAAAAATGCAAACAGGAATTAAAAAAGTAGTTCCTGTAGATTTTGATACCGAATTAGGTACTTTCTTTTCTAGTATTGCTGAAGAAAAAAAAGACTTAGAAGAAAAGGTAGCAAAAGACGAAAAGAAAATAACAGAATTAGAAGGTTTATTTGACACTCTTAAAAAAGAAAAGAAAAAAGAGTTAATACTAGAACCACAATTAGAGGCAGTAAAAGTTTGTGAAAAGTGTGGTGGCGAAGAATGTATTTGTGATTACATTGAAGAAAAAGAAGTTAATAATGAAGTAAAAGAAGCTGAACAAAAATCAGCAGCTTCAATTATGGAATATCTTTTGCCAAAAGAGGTAGAAGAATATAATGAAGATATTATTGGTCAAGTTTCAAAACAACTTTCTGAAATGCAAATTGCCACAGAAGCAGATAAAGATAAAATTAAAAATTTAAAGTCTATTGATTCTTTAGAAAAACTTAAAACAGAATTTTTAAGTTTTAAGGATATTGTTGCTAAACAAATGTCATTTACTGGTGGTGGTTTAGATACAAATAAAATATCAGCAGACTTAATGCCGACAACAGGATCAACTTTTGATTTAGGTTCTGCTACAAGACCTTGGCGTAAATTGTTTCTATCAGGTGGCACACTTGTTGTAGGTGACTCTGAAATTTCTGGTACCGAGATTGCACAATTAGATGGTGTTACAGCAGGTACAATTACTGCTAGTAAGGCAGTTATAGTTGACTCTAGTAAAGATGTTACAGGATTTAGAAATATAACACTAACAGGAGAGTTAGACGCCGCAACTTTAGATATATCAGGTAATGCTGATATTGATGGTACTTTAGAAACAGATGCCCTATCTATCAACGGTACGACAGTAACTTCAACTGCAGCTGAATTAAATATATTAGATGGTAAAAGTTTTGTAGATGAAGATAATATGGCGTCTGATAGTGCTACAGCGATTGCGTCTCAACAATCTATTAAGGCATACGTTGATGGTCAAATATCAGGTGTTTCAACTGCACCGTTTCTGTTTACAGCAGATGATGAGGGTAGTGGGTCAATAAATTTGACAAATGAAGATAGATTAACAATTAGAGGAGGCACAGGCGTGTCTACTGTAACCACTAGTGGTACTATCGTAACAATCAATGTAGATAACACAATATTAACTACAACAACTGGTTCAACTAAAGGATTTGCAATCGCTCAGGCTGTCGCATTAGGATAGTTATAAATAGTTAAAAAGGAAGAATAAAATATGGCAGTTCCAAGTACAAAAGCAACATTTAAAGAATACTGTTTAAGAGCATTAGGTAAACCTGTAATTGATATAAATGTTGATGATGACCAAGTAGATGATAGAATAGACGAGGCAATTCAATATTTTGCTCAATACCATGTTGATGGCGTTGAAAGAATGTATTTAAAGTATCAAGTTACAGCAGATGATATCACTAGAATGACAACTGACGTTTCAGAATCAGTTACAGATAATTCTATTACAACTACATATAAAAGAGCTGATAATTTTATCGTAGTTCCTTCATCTGTAATTTCTGTCGTGAATGTATTTCCTTTATCTGACAGAGCAAACTTAAATATGTTTGATGTTAGATATCAATTAAGATTAAACGACCTATATGATTTTTCATCTACAAGTATTGTACACTATGAAATGACAATGCGACATTTAGATTTTTTAGACCACATTTTAGTGGGTGAAAAACCAATGAGATTTAACCACCTATCAAATAGATTGTTTATAGATATGGATTGGAAAACAGATATAACAGCTGGTGAGTTTTTAATTATAGAAGTTTTCCGTAAGTTAGATCCAGACACCCATGCAGATATCTATGATGATATATATTTAAAAAGATATGCAACAGCATTAATTAAAAAACAATGGGGACAAAATCTTTCAAAATTTTCAGGCACAGCGATGTTAGGAGGAGTAACATTAAACGGACCTGAATTATTTTCTACAGCAATTCAAGAACAAAAAGAATTAGAAACAGAGATAAGATTAAATTATGAAGAGCCTCCTCACATACAACAAGGATAAATAAATGCCAACAAATGTCTATTTTGACACAGGCACTACTTCAGAGCAGAGACTATACGAAGATTTAATTATAGAACAACTGAAGATTTACGGCCAAGATGTCTATTACTTACCGAGAAAGATAGTAAACAAAGATAACATCTTTGGTGAAGATCCTGCAAGCTCTTTTAATGATTCATATATTATTGAAATGTATGTTGATAATACTGATGGATATATGGGCGAACAAGAGATTATTAAAAAGTTTGGTTTAGAATTAAGAGATGATATTACATTTACTTTATCTAAATTAAGATGGGAAACTCTAGTAGGTAATAATTCAGACTTAGTTGCTGATAGACCACAAGAGGGGGATTTAGTTTATTTTCCTACTACAAATGCATTTTTTGAAATACAGTTTGTAGAACACGAACAACCATTTTATCAACAAAGTGCTTTACCAACTTATAAGTTATCATGTACTCGATTTGAATATAGTTCAGAAAAAATTGATACTGGTATTGCTACAATTGATGATGTTGAGGATAGTCTATCAACTGACACAATGAACTTCCAGTTTACTTTAGAAAACGAAGTAGGTTCTTTTGTGTTAGAGAGCACTATTGGTGCAATAGATTATTTAATTAATGAGACCTTTACAATGGCGACACAATCACCTACTGACCAAGGTCAAGTATTTGAGACAGAAGCAGGAACAAATACTGCTTCAACAGCTGATGACATATTAGACTTCAGCGAAAGAAACCCATTTGGTGAAGTTGATGACTACTAATGGATAGAGATAGACATAGACAACTTGCAGAATTTCATAAAAAGGCTGAAACATATAAAAAAGAAATGAATTTAAGTAGAAACCTAAAAAAAGAAGTAAATATTGGTGCTAATGGCACACAAAAATATATTATTAAAGAAGGTCTTAACAAAGGTAAAATAGTATAATGTTTGGCGAGCACTTTTATCACAAAAAAATTCGTAATACTGTTATTGCGTTTGGAACAATATTTAATAATGTAAATATTAAGAGACTAGATTCTAGCGGGAATCCTCTACAAAATATTAAAGTACCTTTATCATATTCACCAAAAGAAAAGTTTTTAGCTAGATTAGACGCACAGCAAGACTTAACTGGAGATGACTCAAAAGTGGCAATCACTCTACCTCGAATGTCCTTTGAAGTTAATGGTTATAGTTATGACGGCAGCCGTAAGTTAAATAAGAATCAAAAGATAACTAAAGTAACAACAAATGCTGATACGACTAAAATGAGTAGTCAATATACGCCTGTGCCTTACAATGTTAATTTTACTTTAAGTGTTTATGTTGCTAACTCAGATGACGGTTTACAGATTATTGAACAGATACTTCCATACTTTCAACCTGACTATACTGTTACTATGATAGAAGATAGAACAATGGATACAAAAAGAGATATACCTTTCATTTTAAATGGTGTAGATTATGAAGATAGTTATACAGGAACATTAACAACTAGTAGAAGAATCATTTATACATTATCATTTACAGCAAAAATTTATTTGTTTGGACCTATTTCTACATCATCTATAATTAAAACTGTTTCTGCTGATTTATATTCTGATACAAAAAGTGGTTCGCCAAGAGTTGAAAGGGTTACAGTTACACCAAACCCTACATCAGCTGATAAAGATGATGATTATACATATACGACTACACTAGATTTCTTTACTGACACTTTAGATTATGATGAAGCGACTGGCGAAGATAAGTAATTAAGAGGATTTTAACATGAGTAAAATTGACGATAAATTAAATGAAGTACTAGGTATTGTTGAAGAGGTGCCTTACGAAAACTCTTTAGAGGTTGCTAAAACACCAAGTACTGAAATAATAGCACCAGAAGATAAGGATCCAGAAATAGATTTTGAAACTGGTAGAAAAAATCTTTATAATTTAATTGATAAAGGTAATGAAGCAATTGATGGTATTCTTAGTCTTGCAAAAGAAGGAGAACATCCTCGTGCTTATGAAGTTGCAGGACAACTAATTAAAACGGTAAGTGAAGTATCACAAAATCTTTTAGACTTACAGGAAAAATTGAAGAAAGTAAAAGAGGTGCCAGATAAAGGACCAAAAAATGTTACTAATGCGTTGTTTGTTGGCTCAACAACTGAATTACAAAAGATGTTAAAGGAAAAAAAATGATATTCTTTAGAAAAGGACTTGAAGAAGTAATAACACTTCCATCACCACCTGCTACTGATTTAACAGAAGCATATGATGTAGAAGAAATAATTAGACAAAGAACTCCAGAACAGGTACAGTCTGTTAGAGACCACGATAGAGTTCCTTTTTATGCTATTCAAAAAGTTTGTGATAAACATGGATTAAAGTTTCACCCACAAGAGTTTAAAGATATTATATATCAACAAACAGCTATTATAAATCATTTTAAAAAACATTTTAATAGACGTAGACCTGTCGAAGTTCTTTCTAGTTTAAATACTTTACCTAGTGAAACAAATAAAACTAGGTCATATCCTAGTGGTCATGCTTGTCAATCAGTTGTTGTTGCTAGATATGTTGCTGGTAAAGTACCAAAGTTAGAAAAAGAATTAATGAAAGCAGCTTATGAATGTGGTTATGGTAGAGTAGTTGCAGGATTTCATTATGTCTCAGATTACGAGGCAGGCAATTTACTTGGTGAAAAATTATATGTACTAATGAATAAAATGGATTATGGACAAGAAGTGAATGAAGATAAAGTATCTTTTAAAGACTTCTTAAAAAATTAAATGGCAACAACGGATCAATATTTAGGTAATCCTAATTTAAAGAAAGCACACACTCCTTCTCGTTTTACAAAAAAACAAGTTCAAGAAGTGATGAAGTGTTTAGAAAGTCCTAAATATTTCATAGAACAATATTTAAAAATTGTCACCATTGATAAAGGTTTAGTACCTTTTGAAATGTATGACTTTCAGCGGAAGATGGTAGATAATTTCCACGATAATAGGTTTACAATATGTAAATTACCTAGACAGAGTGGAAAGTCGACTATCATAGTCTCTTACCTCTTACGTTATGTTTTATTTAATGATAATGTGAATGTTGCAATATTGGCCAATAAATCTTCTACGGCAAGAGATTTATTAGGTCGT